GGAAGGCGGCACCCGCTACGCCACCTCGCTGCATCTGTATTTCGACTACGGCCTGCAGGCGTTCCGCTGGATCTTGCGCTTCGGCGGCCAGCCGCATCTGTCAGCCCCGGTCGCGCCGGCGAACGGCGCCAACACCAAATCGCATTTCGTCAGCCTGGACGAGCGCGCTTAAGGCAAGCCATCCGGCGGCTGCGCGGGCGGTCGCCGCTTCCCCCCATCATCCTTTCTGGTCGCAGGAGACCGTCCATGACCGCTTTTCCCAACATCCTCCCCTCCGATCGCCTGGCCATCGTTGCCGCGATCAACCCTGTCTCGCAGGCGGCCGGCGCCGTCTCGACCGGCTGGATCAGCATGCAGAACTGGCGATCGGTGCTGGCGATCGTGCAGGCCGGCGTGCTCGGCGCCGCCGCCACGCTCGACGCCAAGCTGGAGCAGGCCACCAGCGCCGCCGGCGCGGGCGCCAAGGATATCGCCGGCAAGGCCGTCACCCAGCTCACCCAGGCCGGCACCGACAGCAACAAACAGGCGATCATCAACCTGCGCCAGGTCGAGCTGGATTTCGCGAACGGCTATTCGCATGTGCGCCTGACGCTGACGGTCGGCACCCAGGCCAGCCTGGTCTCCGCCGTGCTGCTCGGCCTGGATGCCCGCTACAACCCGGCCTCGGATAGCGACGCCGCGACCGTCGACGAGATCGTCGCGTAACAGCCGCCCTCCCTCACTCCAGCGCAGGACGCAAACCATGGTGAAGATCCGCTTCACGCAGGACCGGGTGGTGCAGGATGGCAATCAAGGCACGCCCCACGAAACTCGCTTCTCGGCTGGCCAGGTGGTCGACCTGGCGGAGGCCTCCGCCAATCACTGGCTCAGCCGCGGCGCGGCCGAGCGTGTGCTGCCTGCGGACGAACCGGCCGCCCCGCCGGCGCCGTCCGCCAGTTCGGCCGAGACGCAGCCCAGCCTCGACCTGACCGTCGCGCCAGCGGGCGATGCTGGCGAGCAGCCGCCGAAAGATGAGGACGGGCCTTCACGCGAGGAGGCCTCTGTCGTCGCGCCGGAGGCACACACGGAGGACGGCGGTCCGGCGGCCTCGGAGGCACAAGCCGGCCTCGACCTCAGCGGAGCCCAGCCGGGCGAGGCGGAGAACGCTGGAGATGCTGGTGCGCCTGGCGGCCAGGCTGGCGCTTCCGGCAAGGCCGAACGCAAGGCCGCGCGCGCCGCGGCGAAGGGCGTGAAGGCCTGACGCCGATGGCCCTCTTCCGGATTGCCGCCCCGACAGTGCCAGTCGTCACGCTGGCGAGCGTCAAGCAGGCGCTTGTCATCGAGACCGGCTATCACGACGCCAGGCTGGCCGATCACATCGCCACGGCGACTGCGAAGCTCGACGGCCGTGACGGTATTCTCGGCCGCTGTCTGATGCCGCAGAGATGGCGCCTGACCCTGGCAGGCTTCCCCTGCGGCGGCATCGCATTGCCGCTGCCGCCGACCCGGACGGTCGAGGCAGTCACCTATCTCGACGCCGCCGGCGAGGAACAGATCGTTGCCGCCTCGAGCTATCGCGTCATTGCCGGCGGCTTCAGCGGCGCGACGATCCGGGTGAAGCTCGGCCTTGCCTGGCCAGTGGCGGCCTGCGAGCCCGACGCGGTCCGCGTGGATTTCACCGCCGGCCATGAGGCCGACGATCCCGACCTGGATGTGTTCCGCCAGGCCATCCGCCTCACGGTGAAATACTGGTTCGATGGTAATCCCGGCGACGCCATTCCGGACGCGGTCGAACAGCTGATTTCCAACCATCGCTTCGCGCCGCTTTAGTGTCGGGCAAGGCGGCTAGTCCACCTGACCTTCAATGATGACAAGGTTTCCGACCGAGCTGTTCAGTCGAAGTCCAATGATCTTCTGGTACTCAGGCGATCTGTACCATCCTTCGGCAGCCTCTCGTGACGGGAATTCGATTATGACGAGACGCGAGTGCGGCCATGCGCCTTCCAGTAACGTCAGATTGCCGCCTCGCACGATGAACTTGCCGCCGAAAGCTTCGAGCGTGGCTGGAACTGCCTTTCGATATTCGGAAAACATGGATTCATCGTTGGGCGTCTCGGCTGCAATGACGAACGCTTTCATGATCGTCTCCCTGATCGGCCAATCCAACGCGGCTAAGCGTCTGTCTTCAGAGAATACCCAATGTCTGGTTCGGATCACTAGCCATGGCAAAACCGACCGCCGAGGATCTCAAATGGCCGATCACACTTCAGCGGGCGCTGAAGACGCGCAACGGCTTCAATGAGGAAGTCGATGATTGGATCGACATCGCCACGGTGGGGGCGAAGGTGACCGACGCCACCGCCGGCGAGAGCTATCGCGCCCAGGAAGTGGGCGCGCAGATCAGCGCCCGCTTCGTCATCCGCTGGTCGCCGGAGGTAGCCGACGTGGCTGCCGACGATCGCGTCCTGTTCAACTGCCGGCCCTACAACATCACCGCGGTCCGCGAATTCGAGCGCGGGCAATGGCGCGAGATCGACGCAGTGGCGCGGGCGGAGGCTTAACCGATGAAGATCAAGATCGAGGGCCTGCAGGAGATCCAGGCGGCGCTGCAGGACCTATCCAAAGCCACGGCGCGGAACGTGGTGAAGCGCGTGCTGCTGAAGCGGGCGCAGCCGATCGTCGAGGCGGCGCGGACGCGGGCACCGGTGCGCACCGGTAAGCTGCGCGATTCCATCATCGCCCAGGCCCGCGGCGGCAATGCCGGCAAAGCTGCATTCGCCAAGGCGATGCAGGGCGGGGCAACGCGGGCCGAGGCCGGGCGGGCAGCGCGGGAAGCCAACCGCGCGGCGGGCAGCACCGTTGAGGTGGTGATCGGGCCGCATGACGGGGCCTTCTATGCCTCACTGGTCGAGTTCGGCACCCAGCATGCCAGCCCGAAGCCTTTCCTGCGGCCGGCCTGGGACGCCGGCAAGATGCAGGTCCTCGACGGCGTCGGTGACGACATGTGGGCTGGGATCGAGAAGGCGCTCACCCGGAAGGCCAAGAGACTCGCAAAGGCCAAGCGATGAAGCGAGGGCTGTTTTCGCCTCAGAGCCAACCTAAGTGCTCCGAAGTGCGCTCAATGCACGCCGTATACGTGCTGCAAGTGCTGCCTGTTGTTCTTGGGTGACCTCAAGAACACCATTTTCGGCCATGACGGCGTGAAACTGCTGCCGCTCATACGGAATACCGGGCGGCAGAGGAGCTATATGCCAATGGACATGAGCATTGCCCTGATGGCTACCCAGCGACATGAAGTATACTCGCTCGGTCGGGAGCGTCGCTTTCAATGCCTCGGCCACGTCGTAGACAACATCGTTGACTTGGCGGAACAGCTCACGGTCGCCGGTTACATTGACTATGTGGGCACGTGGCGCGACGATCGTGTACCCCAACAGTGTGGGGTACCGGCTGAGAAACGCCACCACGCGATCGTCGGCATAGACTGCCTCGTGCACGTAAGCGGGATGGCCATCCAGATAAGCACAAACAAAACACGGCCCTCGTTGCGAGCGCTCCACATGTGCGGCAAGATCGAATTTCGCCATGATCGCTTCGCCCCCATCTCCGGCCTTACGATTATTCCGCCTCGTCCGGCCTGAGCGCAATGTCCCGACATTTAGTCCGCGCATGTCTCTTAACACCGCATAACTGACACGGCTGCTTCATTTGCGATCGCCCTGTTTTCTCCGAAAACGGGGCGATCTGCGTTTTGACGATCCTCTGGCACCACCGAACGGGACTTCATGGAAGAAGCTCTGATTGCCCGCCTGCTCGGCCTTGAAGCTGTAGCCACGATGGTCGGCACGCGCGTGTATCCCGGCTCGCGGCCGCAGGGCTCAGCCCTGCCGGCCGTCGTGCTGAACCGCATCAGCGGCGGGCCGCTCTATGCCGATGACGGCGAGGTCGGGCTCGAGCAGGCGCGCATCCAGGTCGATTGCTGGGCGGCCAGTTATGCCGGCGCCAAGCTGCTGGCGCGGGCGGTGAAAGCCTCAATGTCGGCCTTCGAGGGCACGGTGGGCGAGACCACGTTTCAATTGATCGAGCTGGATATCGAGCAGGACCTGCGCGAGGGCGGCGGCGATGCCGCGGACTATCCCTTCCGCACCGCGCTCGATTTCCTCGTCTGGGCTGAACGGTAGGAAAGGACACCGATATGGTTGGAAAAGCGCGGGTCGGCCGCAAGATCAAATTCCGGTGGGGCACGCCGGCCGAGGAGATCCCCGGCGTGCGCGAGAAGGGTGTCGCCTGCGCCGGCGAGGCGATCAACGTCACCGCCGACGATAGCGGCGGCTGGCGCGAGCTGCTCGAGGACGCGGCCGAGAACCAGGTGGAGATCACCCTGTCCGGCGTCACCAAGAGCCACCGGCTGGAGGACGATTTCTTCGCCGGCAATCGCACCAAATATACGGAGGTGGAATATGAAAACGGCCGCAAGATCTCCGGCACGTTCTTCCTCGCCAGCCACAATACCACCGGCGTCTATAACGACGCCGTGACCTTCGAGGCCACCCTGCAGTCGACCGGCGTCGTCACTGTGACGCCGGGCATCTGATCCTGCCGCAGCCGCGCCAGGAGTGCATCGGCCTGTTTCAGTGTTTCCTGCGTCTCCACGATCGTTGCACGAGTCACGTCGATCATTCGGCGAATATCCTGGGTCGCGTCGTGCATCATGGCGATGTCCTGACGGGCAAAAACATGAACGTTGCGAACGGCTTCTCGAGCCTCATGAGCTTCCTCTAGGGATGACAAAACGGAGCTCAATGGTTGCCGGCGCATGGCTACCTCCGGTCCTATGGTAGGAGCAAATCGTGGTCTGTCTCAGTCGGCAGCGGGTCACAGGAAGGGATGCCGACAGCAAAGCATTGGCCCGAAGGGCGAGCAGTTCAGCCAGACGTTTTCCAACACATCTTCAACGTCTACCGTATAGAGGAGGTTTCCATGGCGGATCTCGCGATCACCGCCGCCAATGTCGTGCGCGGCACGGGCGCCAAGATCGAGGCCGGCATTGCCGGCGGCGCGGTCACCGCCGGCCAGACGGTCTACAAGGACCCGG